TCAGTAACGACCACAGTGTCCTTGCTCTGACCCTCTACGGTCTTGTCAAGGATATGCTCAAGCAGCTGCTGCATCCATCTGAAGTCTGCTTTCGTGCCGGTGTAGCCTGTACTCTTGTATTCCATGTGACGGGCTTTGAACTCCTCCAACGCGCGGAACACCGGGAACTTGAAGCCTGTCTTTTTGTTCGACATCGACTCAAGCACCGCGTTTACAAGCTGCGTCTTGTCTTTTTTGGTCAGCTTCAGAGCTTCGTTAATTATTTCGTTTAAGTCCATTTTCTGCATTGTTTCTTGCGTTTTTCCTTTTGCGTCTGGCGCATTCGGGGCATTCGTTGCCCCAAACACGCCTGTCGTAATCATGACCACACACAGGGCATGTCGCCCAAACTTCGTGGTTGTTTGTGATGATTGGCATCATGACTCCGTCATCCCCAATGGCACCGACACCCATACGCCGTTCTCGTTCTTTATCTCGGCACGGATGAACTGCCGTGTCTCCGTCGGGTTGTATGATTCCTCGATAATCTTCACGCCCTCTATGAAGCGGTCATTGCCACTGTCGTTGGCCAATTTGCGAAGCTGCATCACGCGGCTTGCCTTGAGTGTGCCTTTTGCGTCGCGCGACAACAGGCGCAAAACCGCGTTGACCAGCGTCTGTGACTTTTCATCGGTGGCAAGGCTCTCGATGTACTCTCGCACCATCTTGATGCCCTCTTCAACAGTGTCGGTATAACTGTCGATGGTGTTTCTGCCAAGCGAGATGCGCATTGTGCCTTTCGAATTGGTGAATGTGTGCGAGAACTGACCGTCCTGTTTTGTCAGCATCAGTTCACTCTTCATCTCAAGGATGGTGTTGAAACTGTTAAGGATGCGAGCCTTCTTTTCCTTGATGTCTGATGACAGGGTTTGAAGTATCGGCATGCATGCCTCAATCTCTTCATCGACCATCTTGCGGTAAAGTGCACGTTGGTCTTTCGCTTTTTGTTCGGCCTCTTTCTTGGCCTTGTCAGCTTTGAACTTGTTATACTCCTCAAGTTCCTCCTGTGACATTTCTACTGTTTGTTTTTCTGACATGGTGTTATTGTTTTAAGTTATTCGTTATCCATATATTTTTCAGCACAACACCCCCAATTATGGGCATGCATATACCAGTGCTTTTTTTCGTCATAAACTCCATCATCATAAGCGATGAATCCTGCGATGTTCCAGCCAATCACAAACCCCAAAATAAGGGTCACTATTGCTATGCCAAAAGTTATCATTTCCCACCTCCTTTCATCACGACATCGTAAGTTCTCTTAACAGGATAAAAGTGGAAAGCAAAAACACGTTCATCGCAATACTTCAACTCTTTAGGGGTGCAAGAAATGTAATTATTGGAACTGAAGTCCACCTTCAGCTTTTTGGTACGTGGGTAGGCTGTATTAAGCTCTTCCACCTTTAGGCGTATTTCTTTGATTAATGCATCGCGCGAATTGTCATCGGCAATAAGGCAATTTTCAAACTGTTCGACAAACTTCTGTACCTCGGCGCATTTTTTGTTGGCCGCACTCCAGGTTTGAGGTTTTTCAATGTAGTACATCATAATTTACTTAGTTTTTAATTGTTAAACATCTAATATTTAGGTCAGTGGAGGAGCGCGGAATCGAACCGCAAAATTTCAGTGGGCAGAATATCCATTTTTAATTATTTACCTTTCTCCTCCTGCCGCTTATACAGTCCCGGAATGCGGCAAAGAACGTCACGGGGTACTGTTTGTCTTACTCTTCCGGATACGGATTGTGGTCATCCTGTTTGCTGTATCCGTTGTCTTCGCTATTTTCCATATCTCTTTCGTTTTAATTCAAACAAATCCCCGGTATGTCACCTTTCACTTTCACAACTGACTGCTTCCTGCAGAACTCGTTGTATATCCTCGTGAGCGTCGCGCCGTCGATGCGGTTGAAGTCGTGGTTTACCTCGGTCGGTACCAGTCCAGCTGCGCGAACCGCCACGCCTTTGATGTATTCGGCGGTGTGCTGTATGCCGCAGAGGTCAAGATAGCGACCGATGGCACGCATCACGCCTTTACGTTTGTGGTCGAGGTCGTCACGGCGTTTGCGCTCCTGTGGGTTGCGACGAAGCTCCTGCAGATAGCGGAGCAAATCCTGCGCCTCGATATAGCCGAGGTCTTTCAAGCTGCTGGTTCTGCCTCTGGTGAAGTCGCTGATGAAGTAGTGACGGCCATCATCGTCAAGACCGAGAGCCTTGAAGTTGAGAAACAGGCTTCTGCGCTGTGCATCGCTTATACCGCTGTTCTTAATCTTTGTTTCCATGGTCGAATGCTTTTTTGATTCTTGCTGGTATGACTATCATACTATTGCACATGTCACAGCAGGTGCCTTCATCAACTGGCCAGGCGTTATTGCCATATTCCTCGTAGGTTCCGCCGCAAATCACACATGTTATTTTATGTCCTGGTGTTTTCATTTTAATGGTTGTTTTATTTTCCGTTCCAATAAGCGTCTGCGCCTTTCTGCCACACCACAAACGGCTCTCCGCCACCGTAGCGCGACTGCGCAAACGCCTTGTAACCTTCAACGTAAATCTTCACAAATGAATCGTATTTGATGGCCTTGCCCACGTTGCCGCGAGGGTCTCTGCCGTCGGCGTGCGACACGAGGATAAACAGCTTGTGTGGAAACTCGTTGATAAGCCCGGTATAATCCTTGTAGGTCAAACCGGTGTACTGCAGCGAGTCTATTATCACAACCTGCGGACTGCGCTGTTTCGCAAGACGCTCACGGAGCATCGGCACAGTCTCTTTGTCGAGCAGCACAAACGACCGCTTCACGTCCGACATGCCGACATCCTCAATGGCCTTCTGCATCGACAGCGACAATCCCTCCTCGAGCGAGTCGTAAGCCACGCGAGTAAAACGCGCCATGTACCGAGCCAGCTGCAGGGCGAAACGTGTCTTTCCGTTTGCCGAGCCTCCCCAGATAATCCATCCGCCTTTTATCTCCGGGCAGCCGATTGATGCAAGCCACTCACCCTCGAAAGGAAGCACCTGCGGCTTGTAGTCGCGGATGTCGTTAACCGTCAAAGCGCGTTTTATTGCCATTTTAACACTGTTTAAGCGGTCATTCTCATCTGTCCGAGCGTTGCATGGATCTTGCGGCGTACGCGGCGCAAATCGCCCTCGGAATCGTTAATTATATTGTCGATGGCATCTGAAGCCGTGATGCCGTTAGCCTCACAGATGGCAGTGATGTCGGCTGCCGACACACCCTTCAGCTCAATGCACCTGCGTCCAAGGCGCGACCAGATCTCGTTGTAACCTTTCTTGTTGAGCTTGATGCCTCGCTCGATGCGCTTGCAGAGGTGGTTGGTGGCGCAAAGCACGATGCCGCACTCATCCTCAAGCTGGTTGTATAGCGTGATGAAGAAATAAAGCACCTGGTCACTCAGTTTGTCGGCCTCATCGAGTATTAGAAGCGGCGACTCCTGCATCTTCAGTGTGCGCACCGCCTCGTGCATCATCTCGCCGACAGTGAATCCTGTATAGTCGCGTCCGAGCGATGTGAGCAGCTCCGAAAGGAACATCTTGCGGTTCCAGTACTCGTTGCAGCACAACAGATAAGCCTGTCTGGTGTTGGCTATGTAGTTTTTGATGGTGAACGTCTTCCCGGTACCGGCATCACCTGTGATGGCCATCACCAGTGAATTGTCTTGAGCGTCCTGAAGATACTTGTTAAGGCGTTTAAAGCCGCGAGTCTCCACGGCCTCCCATTTCTCCTCTTTGTAGCCGATCTGCGCCGCCACGTTGCGCCACATGTCGTCTTTTATTAGTTCCCAGTTGTTGTTGAGCATCTGGCTGATTGTGGCAGCCGACACGTTCTTAAGCGAGTTGGCAGCCTTGTTTTGTGAGTCGTAGCGGTCGCAATAGTCGCGAAGCGCGTTGACGATGTTCTGTTTTCTGATGTTTTCCATAATGACTTAATTTTTAGTATTTAGTAACTTGCATAAATGTCCTCTTCAATTTCCGCAGGCTCAAACACCTCTTGTGCCTTGATAGCCAAGCGAGCGTCGTTGCGCCTGTCTTTGTGCTGGCCGTTGGAGTCGGTTATCATGAGCTTCTGAAGCGTATCGAGAGCCTTGGTGTCGTCGAGCAATCCGGCTGCTGTCTCCATGTAGTCGCCGAGCTGGTTGGCTATGCGGTGCTCCTGACGCTTGTTGAAGTCAAGCACACGGCGCAGCTGCTCCGCGTCGCCTTCCTTGCGGTCGGCCAATGCCATCGGCTGAACGTATTTCTCCTCGCACAGGAAGCGCAAAGTCTCATCCTCGCTCACCGCCAGCACCTTGCTCTTGTCGTCAGGATCGTAGCGCACCTCCCAGCGTTTGGAGGCGTATTTGCGGAAGTTCGGATCAAAGCAGTCGTAGTCGTGCTTCACACCGCCGATGGTGACCTTCAGGCCGCTGCCCTGCAGGAGGTTGCGCTGGCCTGTGGTGGCTCCAAAGAGCATCAGATATTGCTCGTATGAAAGAGCCGCGCGGCGTGTCTCAGGCATCTCCTCGAAACGTGCCATATACTCATCGTGGAGCTGGGCGCGTTCCGCCTCGATAAACCTCACAAGCTGTGCGCACACGCCGTCCCAGTCCGGGAAGTTGTGACGCATCTTGTTGAGGTAGTCGGAGTTCGGCTGAAGCTCCTTGCGGCTCGTCACGCCGAAGCCCGACCAGTTTATCTGAAGTTGGCAGTATTTCTTGTTGAAGTAGTTGAACCAAGGCTCAATGATTTTGGCTTTTGCGTTTTTCACAGCTGCTGGCGTGGCGTGTTCCGCCATACCGGTATAAGTCGGCATCATCTTTTTGATGGCGTAATTGTCCGACTGGAGCTGCGCCGTGCGGTACATCGCACCAAACAGCTCGGCTGTGTGCTTGGCTGCGTTGCGGAGAGCCTCCTTGATGAGTTCCGGGTTCTCGCGGTCGCCGATGGCGTAGCCTATCGGGTACTTGCAGCAAGCGTCCAGTACCACCACAATCGTCGGGCGGTTGTGATACACCGTCACGTTTTTGTCGTTGGTCTTCTGATACAGCAGCTCCGCATCCCAACCGTCCATCGTCCAGAACTGGAGAGGATAGTCAGGGGCTTGGCGTTTAACCTGCATCGCCTTGTTATTGCGATATGCCGTGGCACCGTGGCGGCGTGCGTATATCACGTCGTCGAGCTTTTCGCGCCAAACGGCAACAGTCCCCGAGCCTATCTTCTTCCAGTGCATCTGCTCGGCGAGCATATTATAGAGATAAGAGACCTGTTCATTGTCAAGGTTGCGAGGGTCGCTCATCAGCACCGCCAACGCGCTCTGCTGGTTGTTGTCAACCACCTTGGCTGCGTTGCGGTTCTGAGCCTTGTAAGCCTTGTGGATGAGGCTCTCACAGCCTTCGTCGATATAACGCTTGTATTTGCGCTCGAGGCTCCGGGCGTTGGCAGGCAGGGCGTGCGGATAGATCTTCGTGTCGAGCGACTGCACGCACTCCGATATCTCATCCCAGAAACGTGTCGATGTGTGGCCGAGGGCTGCGCGTTTTGCCCTACGGTTTGCGATGAGCTTGCGGATGCCTTCGAAGATGACCGCGTTGGCGTAATACTCGCGGCGTTTGTCGGGCTGGAGACCTTTGTCGCCAACCTTGTAAGTGTCGAAAAACTCAGCTATCTCGGCTGATGCCTCGATGCACTCCTCAACGGCGTTGGTCTTGGCGGTCTTGTATGGATCCGGAACCAGCTGCAGTACCTTGGTCTTGAACCTGTCGGGCAGGCTCTCAAACGCCACCAGCGCAGGCGTGCCGGCACAGGCGCGGCGCACAACGGTGATGTCGTGGCGATTGCATAATTGAAGGTAGTTTGACCTTGATATAATATCATTATCAACCAACCACCGGGCTTCAACCGCTAATGTGTTATTGTAGTACTGCATTTTTTTATATCTTTGCAAAAAATTTATCTCATCATGCGTCTGAAATCAGTTATCACATTTGAAGTCACCGAAGACGAGCTGTCTAATAATTCGCGTATATATCGTTATATGGAGCAGCATCTTCAGAAGTTCCAAATTCCATTTTCATTTCATTGCCGTTGTGACAAACTTCAAACGTTCACTT